AGATAACTGTTTTTAAGCGTGCTACCATTACACTATTCTGGTGAAACTAGATGGTCTTTTACATATGAGAATTGCTGAACCATCTATGAGTAGAGGGAGTAGGAGTCGAACCTACACTTGTTCGGTGCCTCATTTTTTAATTGCTGTCAATACCTTAAGCAAGGTATATTTTTTAAACCAATGCCTCTTCCAATTGGGCTATCCCTCTATTAGACTAGATGAGTTCGCAGAGTGCGAAAAGTTGGAATCGAACCAACAGTAACTAATTAGGTTGTTGCTGCCTCATCTAGAAACTTATCTTAGCAGAAGGGGAGGAGGTTGTCAACCCCTTCTGCGTGTCAATCAAGCAAAGACTTGACCGACTGGTGTATAACGTTCATCATACACGGCATCCTTCATCACGTCAACAGGAGTGATGACACTTCCACTGAGAACGGACTTTAGGATGGAAGGACTGCATCCAGACACAAGGCAAGTGCCAGTGTCGTCAACAGTCATGGGAACATTACCACCAATAGCATTCACGTTCCAGAACACAACTTGAGGCATTTCATAACCTGCCTTACGGTAAAGTTTTTGAATCTGCTCAAAGTTGGTTCGTTTGTTGGAACGACATGCCATATCAAACTGCATGTCAGAGACAATAATCAGTTTCTGTGGCATATCCTCAGCAGCAACAGAATTGCTTTCTGCAGCACTCAGGATAGTTTTAAATACCTTCATAAGGTCAGTATTCATACTCCAATCGGCACGGGAAAGCTTTTGAATACGTTTCCCGATGGTTTTACCGACAATGGATTGCAGTTCAGGACGTTCAGAGAACGTAATGAACTTGTTTTTCCAAGTATCACAGGAGTTTCGTTCAGCAATATACATTGCTAGAGAGATGGAAACTGCCATAGGCATACCATACATAGAACCAGAAACGTCTGCTACTACCAGTCCGTTGAACTCATTACCTTCCATGTAGTTAGGAAGTGCTTCCCATTGAAGGTCAATGGTCTTATCATTATGAGCACCCTTGTTAAGATATTGGTCTACAATATCATAAGGATACAGAGTAGAAGCATTGATTTTTGCTTCACCACGTTCCACAGCACTCAGGTATTCTGCATAACGCACACCATCTTGTTTTTGGAATGCCTCACGGTACATGAATGCAGCACGGGAAGGCAGTTTGGAATAGTCAATTTCAGACCATTCTTTAGCACACATGTTCTGCTCAACAATCTTGATGTGAGAACGCAGAGCACTCAGAACTTTACGATACTCTCGTTCAGAGAGACCAAGACGAGTTGCAATCTTACGACCAAGACGTTTGCTATCTTTGCTGGAAGCATTGATAGAAGGAATCCACTTAGCAAGCAGAGATACTTTACCACCAATCTTCAGGTTAGCACGGTCAACATTCAACTGTGCTTCGATAGCATCAAGAACAGTTTCCCATGCAGAAGTGTTCTCAAGAACAAGCAGGTCATCCCAACGACCATATTCAGGAACAAGGGATACCAGTTTTGCACCAATTTCACCATTTTCCTCTACAAGATCCTTGAAGAGTTCACGGAAAATAGTACGTTCACCTTGACCACCACGGATGTCTCGTACCCAGAACAGAATGCGGGTTGCAGTCTCAGCATCTTCAGCATACGCATGAGCAAAAAGTTTTTGTGCTTTGGCAACATTGCTACGGCAAGCAGCAATTTGACCAAACAGGTCCACGCACTTGTTCATAGTGGACTTATATGCTTTCGCACCATTAAGGGTCTCGGTGACGTTCAGTTCAGATTCAAGAGCAGTAATAAAAGTCACGATTTTTCTCCAAGTTGATGTGGTTTTGTTTTTCCAGAACAATTGTTGATTGCTGAATCATCTTTGTTTGTCCCCCTAGTATAAAGCATTGAGTTGGGGAAGTCAATGCCTTTGCGCCAGAAGCACAAGTGTCTTTTAAGTTAAGAAAATAATGGCGAAGGGATAGGGACTTGAACCCTAACTAGAAATTTTGGAGATTTCCGTGCTACCAATTACACTATCCCAACGTAAGAGTTCAGGGTGGGATTTGAACCCGTGATCTCCACCGTGACAGGGTGGCGTCATAGACCTCTAGACTAATGGGTCATGGTGGAATCTAGGGGACTCGAACCCCTAACCTCTTGCTTGCAAAGCAAATGCTCTACCAATTGAGCTAAGACCCCATTTGGCGAAGGGCCAGGGACTTGAACCCTGAATTGCGGTTTTGGAGACCACCGTGTTACCAATTACACTAACCCGACAAAGATGCCAAAGAATCGGCAAGTCGGAATGACAGGATTCGAACCTGCGACGTCTCGCTCCCAAAGCGAGTGCTCTACCAAACTGAGCTACATTCCGTGGTGAGAGAGGAGGGAATCGAACCCCCGATGGTTCTTATGTAACGCTTTTACAGAGCGCCGCCACACATATTGCCGACAGTAGCCACTCTCTCGAAACTAGATGATTGTTTTTTCTACCCAAAAGAAAGTAAAAATTGCTGAATCATCTAATGGGTCTGGTGGGACTCGAACCCACGATATACTGGTTAAAAGCCAGGTGCATTAGCCGCTATGCAACAGACCCATTAAAAGGTTTAAATTGTCAAGGTGCGATTGACACTGGAAGATAATGTTTTATCCAGCGGCCTAAGAGTTATCTTAGGACTTAGACTGATGCTAGAAGCAGAGCAGTGGTTTTTGGTGGTCTCTCAACCACCTTCTTAGATTGCCACCGATTCGCTTTGGAGTCAAGTGGTGTGTGCCAGTCTCAAGATTGGAACTGACTGGTTGGGATCTCGTTCTCCCGCCGACTTGATTAGAATACTACCTTTTGGACCGTTGTGGGTGACAGGTGGACACTTGGTGAACTGTCACAAGGTAGAAGACAAACAACAAAAAAGGGGAGGAAACTTTTTGGTTTCTCTCCCCTGTTCTTTTTGTTTTCTGGTTAGTCTTTACATTTGACCTACCTTACTCACAAACAGGGGAGTTCCAATGACATGCCATGGGGGGCAATCATAGGCACTAAACTGTTTTGTGGATAATAAGTAAGTCATTGTTCCAATCAATTATGTGTTTATTTATAAGACTTTTTTCGAAAAAAGTCAAGCACCCCGTGTAGGATTCGCACCCACGACCGATTCTTTAGAAGAGAATTGCTCTGTCTCCTGAGCTAACGGGGCTTGTTTTAATCACAAATTGTGATCATATTCCCAGTTGTATGTTCAACTTGTCTATTCTACCACACTAGATGAGCAGTTGTCAACCCATGGGGAACACAACCTCATTTCTCCACCAAGTGCTCGACACTCATCAGTATAGCACACATCGGTGTCAACTGTGGTTTCTGAATATTGAGGTGCTGGTACCCTAACACGATTGTCATCTCCTGTCAAGCGTTCATAATCACGGATCGCTTTGTCCACGGTTCGCTCGACATCTCGTTCCACTATACCAGAATCTTTTTGTAGTTCTGGTATTAGTGGAGAATCTGGTTGATATGTTTGGAGATACTCGTAAACAATATCCCAGATGTGTTTTTCTTCTATCTTTAAACAAGAAGAGAGTGATGCTACAATTAAAGATAGAACTACGATAGTTGTAATAGATGCTTTCTTTTTACCAAAAGAAAAATTAAATCTCATATAAGAGGGAAGCATAACTCCCCTCTATTTATTACAAAATTAGACCCTTGTGTAGCAAACAGATACTACACCATAAGAAGGTGAAGAAATATTTTTAAAAGCGCCATAAGATAAATCTAATCCTCTCCCACTAACAAAAGGACCTCTATCATTTACCCGAACAATTACAGATTTGCCATTATGTTGATTTACTACTCTCAATTTTGTACCAAATGGAAGTGTCCTATGAGCAGTAGTTAATTGACTTGGATAAAATCTTTCCCCAGAGGCAGTTATTAGTTTTCCACTACTATAACCATATCCATCTTGAGGTGTTCCATAATGTGAAGCAAGAGTACAACCGCTCGCTGCCTTTGCTTGAAGGGGTGTCAGTCCTGCTGTAGCAATGGCAAGAATTGAAAGTGTTTTAAAAAGCATTAAATTGAATAGAACTCTACATCCCAATAGAAGGGGGGTACACCACAACCCTTTCGGGGGGCACCTTCCTGGGCTCTAAATCACACCACCTGGTGGTGAAACATGACTATAAGTGGGTATTTATGATTTGTCAAGAGTGTTACGAATTTTTAACATCTATTTCTTGTTCATCCGTCCAGGTATCATCTTCTAAAGCAATATAAGAAATCTCTTCATTATCACCAGAAATATTAATCCATTCAGAAAATTCTTCCGCAATAGCAATAGCATTTAAATGATCATAAGTACTGGAACTTTCCGAAAAATGATGAATTCTATTAATAGACCAATCTCTAACTAATAAAACTGGTTCAATCGTCTTTTCCATAATAATCTTTTCTGTAGTACCTTGAGAGGATGTTGCTATTGTAAAACGCTGGGGTTCCGTCGTCAAGGGATTCGGTGAGAACATTGTGGAAGAAGAGTTGTCTTGTCCCTTCAAAATTTGTTTTTCCTTTTGTTTTGTGTAAAGATAAGATAGTTCTTTGAAAATTTTCTTTCCCAACTTTTTGAACATCTTCTTTAAGTTCCGGGCATGATCCATAGCATTTTTTGATAGTTTACAATTTTTGCATATTAGGATACATTGTCAAGATTTTTAACTATTTATTAAAATTATATAAATCAAAAATATTTTATAAATAAATCTAATACTAGAAAATATTTTTATGACTTGGCAATATAATGATCAAGATTTTATGGATGCCACAAAGGGTATAGAGGGTTTTGTTTACCTAATAACAAATATAACAAATGATAGAAAGTATATTGGAAAAAAATCTTTTTGGACAAGAAGAAAAGACAAAAAATCTGGAAGAAGAAAAACAAAAGAAAGTGATTGGAAAAATTATTTTGGTTCTTGTGATGAATTGAATGAAGATGTAAAACTTATAGGTAAAGATAAATTTAAAAGAGAAATACTTTACTTATGCCCACACAAAAAATCTATGTCATATTATGAAACTATGGAGCAATTTAAAAGAGATGTTTTAATGTCAGATGATTATTACAATACAAATATTGAAGGCAAATTTTTTGTAAGTGAAAGAAAGGGGATTTATGAGGTTGTTATGAAAAATGATAAGTTCTGTGATATGAGAAGTGAAAAAATGAAAGATAAATCATACAATCCAGTTTATAGACCAGAAGTAAGACAAAAATTAAGTGACATGTATAAAGGAGAAGGAAATCCAATGTATGGTAGAAAACTAACAGAAGAGCATAAAAAAACACTTACTACATCAAGAAATGTAAAAATAAGTGATGGGAATACTATTTGGGAAAGTGTCACTTCATATATGAAAGATAAAAAAATAGGGTTTCAAAAATATAAAAAACAGTTGAAAGAAGGATTAATTTTTATTATTAAT